GTTGATCCAGCAAGTAGAACTGGAGATAGACAATTAAAAATTGCTGGTTACGATGGCTCAACAACCACAACTTGGATATCAGGAGACAGTAATGGTATTGTTACTTTTGCAGATGATATTTTAATTAAAGATGGTGGTACAATAGGTTCAGCTTCAGATGCAGATGCTATAACAATTTCATCAGGTGGTGTTGTAACTTTTTCTCAAAACCCAGTTTTTCCAGATGGTGGTGTAGATTTAATAGATATAGATATTGATGGTGGCACAGATATTGGTGCAGATTTAACTACATCAGATTTAATTATAGTTGATGATGGTGCAGGTGGAACAAATAGAAAAGCTGCATTATCAAGAGTAGTAACATTAATGACAGCTCAAGGATTTGTAACAGACGATCCGACAGCTCTTGCAATTGCATTGGGATAGTATTATAAGAAAAAAGGAGTAAAAATATGGCAAACACGTTTAAGGTAGTAAATTTTGCAGCAGAACCAAATAGTGCAGGCACCGCATACACTATGTATACGGTGGCAGGGTCGACTACAACAGTCGTTCTGGGCTTAATACTTACTAACATACATACTACTGCAGTAACTGCAGAGGTAGAACTTCATAGTGATACGGCAAATCGTGCTGTAAATAATAACACAGCAAACGGAATATCTATTCTTGCAAAAGATGTGAGCATTCCCGCGGGAACGTCACTTGAGTTGTTATCGGGAGGAAAGATTGTTATGGAAACAACTGATGAACTTAAAATAGATTGTTCAGTTGCAGACAAACTTTCAGGTACGTTAAGCATAATGGAGATCACATAAGATGTCCTATATTGGCAAACCACCCGCAGAACACTTTACTTCATTTGCTACTCAGACATTTTCTGTAAGTGCAACTACATCTTACACTTTAGATCATGGAGTAGCCAACGAAAATGAAATTGCTCTTTTTGTAAATAACGTACGTCAACAACCTGGATCTGGTAAAGCATATACTGCTACGGGCACTGCGTTGACGCTATCTGCGGCCACGGCTACGACAGATACGATGTACTGTATATTTCTAGGAAGGGCATTACAAACTGTAACGCCTGCAACCAATAGTATTACAGCTGCCATGGTTTCTGCAAATGCAGTAACTGGTGCAAAATTAAATACAGATGTTATATCAGCACAAACTGCTTTAGGGGCTGAGCCCGCAGATACAGACGAATTCCTTGTTTCAGACGCAGGCGTTCTTAAAAGAGTTGACTACAGTTACATTAAAGGTGGTGGAATTACAGAAGTTGATCATTGGAGAGTAACTGCTAACACTAACGCAAATACGAATGGATATGTAACTTCAAATTGGGAAAGAAATGATACTACTGGATTTTCTAAAATTGGAACAGGATTAAGTGAAAGTTCAGGAGTTTTTAGTTTTCCAAGTACAGGAATTTATATAATTAATTTTTTTGCTCAATTTCAAATGCATGGAAGTGATACAACTATACAATTCAAATTATATACAACAGTTAATAATTCAAGTTATACTTTGCAATCAATAGCATATGCTGGAAATGGAGTTAATACTGATAGTGTTAAAGGTTGTGCGTCAAATTTTTTTATATTTGATGTAACAGACACATCAAATTGTAAGTTTAAACTTTATACTGATGATATGAATGGTTCAACATCTTTACTTATTGGAGATAGCTCATGGACTGGAAGTGGATTTAATACAATTAGATTAGGAGATACATAAAATGGCTAGAGATTATTTTCAAGACGCATTAACAAAATTTAATGATACTAATGGTGTTAATTGGTATGGCTGGAAAACACATGATGATGAAGGAAATAAAATTCCTAACGATCAACGTATGCAATATAAGTATATTAAGATTATTAAAGATGGTGCAACTATGCCTAGTGAGGCAGAAGTAAATGCAAAGATACAAGAAATAAAAGATGCTGATACAGCTAGAGCAAATGCAAAAACATCAGGTAAAGCTAAACTAAAAGCAGGAGAAGCATTAACAGATGCTGAGATAGAAGCATTATTTGGAGCCTAACCCATGGCACTCTCTAAGGTCGATTATAATAGCATGAATGTAACGCCTGCTGCAAGCAAGGCGATTAAGTTTAATTCAAGCAACAATGGTTTAGAGACAGGGGATCTTGATGGCAATATGGTATTATTAGATACTGTAACCGTTACTAATGCAGGTAATATTACATTTGATGGAAGTTTAGCGACTGGATTTTCTAGTACTTACAAAGAATTTATTTTTAAATTAATAGACATTCACCCAGCTGCTACTGGTGCAGATTATACTTTTCAAGTAGATACATCAGGTAATACAAATTATAATCAAACAATTACCTCTAGTCATTTTAGAGCATTTCATAATGAAGCTGGGAATACCACTAGTTTAGCTTATAGTGCTTCACATGATTTAGCACAATCAACTAGCGCACAAATATTGTTTAATGGCGTTGGGGCAGAAAATGATGAATCATGTGCAGGTACTTTACACATATTTGATCCAACTAGCACAACTTTCGTAAAACATTTTACGTTTAGTGGCACACAATATCAACAATCAGATTATAATATAACTCATTATGTGGCAGGATATGTAAATACAACAACTGCTTTAGATAAAATTACTTTTTTCTTTTCATCAGGTAATCAAGCTGGAACAATAAAAATGTATGGAGTATTATAGTGGCCCTTACAAAATATAATTATAATAGTTTTGATCTAACAACTGCAGCTAGCAAAGGTCTTGCATTTAATTCTAGTGCTAATGGTTTTGAAACTAGTGTTGATGGTAGTATGACTTTAATTAAAACTATTACAGCTAGTAATGATGCTAATGTAGATTTTGATCATGGTAGTTCAGATGTTGTTTTAGATAGTACATATCCTGTTTATTTAATTAAGTTTATAAATATACACCCTGTTACAGATTCAGTAGAATTTCAATTTCAAGGAAATGGAGCAGGAGAAACTGGATTTAATGAAACAATAACATCTAGCGTGTTTAGAACATATCATGATGAAGCTGGTAGTGGACAAGCGTTAGAATATATTGCTTCTAAAGATCAAGCAAATGGAACAAGCTATCAAAGTATAACAGATGATGTTGGTAATGGTAATGATGAGTCATTAGCTGGTGAATTATATTTATTTAATCCAAGTTCTACAACTTTTGTAAAACATTTTATGTGTAGAACAGTTGATTATAACGCAAATGACCATGTTCTTACTTATCATACTGTTGGATATTTTAATACAACTACAGCAATAGATCAAATAGTTTTTAAATTTGAATCAGGAAATATAGATAGTGGTACATTTAAATTATATGGAATAAAGGATAGTTAATGGCACTTAATAAATTAAAATTTAATAGTTTAAATGTAACACCAACAGCAGGTAAAGTAGTTGGATTTAATTCTAGTGCTGATGGATTAGAAGCTACACTTGAAGGTGGTAGCATGAGGTTTATTAAAAAACTTACTGCTAGTTCATCTAGTACATTATCTTTTGTTGATGGTTCTAGTTCAGTTGTCTTGGATAATACTTATAAAGAATATTTGTTTATTTTTAAAAATATTCATCCAGAAGATAATGCTACAAGATTAAAATTTAATGTTTCAGTAGACGCTGGTAGTAATTATAATGTGGCAAAAACATCAACTATGTTTAATGCCTATCATAATGAAGCTGGTTCTGGAGCAGGATTGGCTTACGAAACTGGAACAGATTCAGCACAAGCAACAGGTACAGAATTTTTAGGTAATGATACATCAAATTCAAATGATGCAAACATGAGTGGTTATCTTCATTTATTCAATCCATCATCTACAACATTTGCAAAACATTTTATATCAAGAGCGGTAACACTAGCAAATGGAGAATATGCCGTTGATACTTATAAAGCAGGATATTGTAATACAACATCAGCTATTGATGCTATACAATTTTCACAATCAACTGGCAACATAGATTCAGGAACAATAACCTTGTATGGAATAAATTAATATGATAAATAATCAAAAAGGAGAACACGAATGTACATAGGGAAGACCCCCACAGTAGGCAATTTTCAGGTCTGTGATGCGATATCAGTCGTAAACGGACAGGCAGCCTATACTTTACAAGTAGGGGGTGTAAACGTGGCCCCAGAATCTGCTAACCACATGTTAGTCAGTTTAAATGGTATCCTACAAAAACCAGGATCATCCTATACAATCTCAGGTAGTACAATGACGTTCGCCTCGAATCTGGCGACAGGAGATGTAATTGACTTCGTTCAAATATTAGGTAACGTGCTCGACCTCGGGGTTCCGAGCGACGCGACTGTGACCAATGCAAAATTAGCACAAGATATTATATCTAATGAAACAGCAGAAACTTCTGCTGCAGATGATGACCTTATTTTACTTCATGATGATTCTGCTAGTGCGTTAAGAAAAATGACTAGATCTAATTTTTTATCTGGTGTTGGTGAAAGTAACACTCCATCTTTTTATGCTAGAGGAAGTGCTGCAACTTCTGTTTCTAATGCAACATTAGTTAGAATAGCTGTTCAAGACGAGGTAGTTGATAATGGGGGTTGTTATAATGCTACAGCAAATAATGCAACTTTAAATAGTTTAACTTCTTCACCTAGTTCTTTTACTCCTAATGTTGCTGGTTTATATTTTTTTACTGGTGCAATTATGTTAAATACTAATTCTTTTAATGTTGGTTTAGTAAACAACAAAGGAGGAGTTGGAGGAAGTGAAAGTTATGTATCTTTAGTATATAGTCCAGCTGATACTGCTAACAGAATGGTTATGGTATCTGGGTTTTCTAATATGAATGGTACGGGAAATCAAGTTTGTTTAACTGGCTATCAAGAAAGTGGTGGTGCGATAAACACTAATGATACAATTTACACAACTTATTTTGGAGGATTTTTAGTTAAGGCAACTTAATTATAATATTAAAATATGGCTCAATTATCAAAAAAAATAGAACTTTATGCAGCTGCAAATAGTGTTAGTAGTGTAGAGTTTGAAAAAGATGTAAAATTAAGAGATGCTGGATCAGGACCTTATATTTTTGAATGGAATATTTCTGGTTTAGCAAAACCAACTGATGAACAATTAGCATCATATGAAACTGCTGGTAATGAAGCAGAAACAGCCCAAGCTGTTTTAAATAAAAGAGCAAGAGAATACAAAGAATTAAAAGAACAATTTGATTTGTTGTATCACGATATGACAGCAGGCAAAGGTGATAAAACTGGAGAATGGTACAAACACATTAAAGCAGTTAAAGATGCTAACCCTAAAGGATAACCCATGTCAATTAATGTATGCAATGACAGATCCATGGCATCCATTACCAGTCTCCCTTCAGGGGTCACTGGTAGTAACTTAGTATTACTGTCTACTCAAACTGCATCTAGTTCAGCAACAATAAATTTTACTAGTGGTATAGACTCTACTTACAAAGAATATCAATTTCATTTTATAAATATTCACCCAGGTACTGACGATGCAGACACTTACATATTAGCATCTATTGATAGCGGATCAAATTATAATGTAGCAGTAACATCTAGTTTTATTCAATCAGTGGCTCCAGAAAGTGGTGGTAGTCCTGGTGTAGATTATTTAACTTCAAAAGATGTTGCATTATCAACAGGTGGTGCACCTATTGAACACTCAGTAGGATCTGATAATGATCAATCTTCTTCAGGTATATTACATTTATTTAATCCTGCAAGCACAACATTTGTAAAACATTTTGTTAGTAGAATGAATATATCTCACGCAGTAAATAATTCACAAGATATATATGTAGGAGGTATTTTTAATACAACTTCTGCTATTGATGCCATACAGTTTAAAAAAAATACAGGTAATATAGATAGTGGCACAATTAAAATGTATGGAGTTTTATAATGTCGATAGTAACTTATAATAACAGAAGTATTAGAAATATTTCAGCCATACCTGGAGCAGCTAGGACATTAACACATATTAAAACTTTAACTGCTAGTTCTAGTAGTACAGTATCTTTTGCAAATGGAAGTGATGATGTAGTATTAGATTCTACATATCCTATTTATTTATTTAAGTATATTAACTGTCATCCATCAGCTGATGCTGCTGATTTAACTGTAAATTTTAGAGATGGAAGCACAGCTTATGATGCTACAAAAACAGCAACATTTTTTTGGGCATATCATGCTGAAGATGGTAGTAGTACTCAATTTGGATATGCAGATAGTAATGATTCAAAAGAATCAACTTCAGCTCAACCTATTTCTTCAAATCCAGGAAATGATAATGATCAATGTTGTTCTGGTGAACTTTTTCTTTTTAATCCCAGTTCTACAACTTTTGTAAAACATTTTTTATCAAGAAGTAATTCTAGTGAACCTGCAAATTATAGCATTAATTCTTTTGCTGCAGGATATTGCAATACTACAACTGCAATAGATGGTGTTCAATTTGCATTTGAATCAGGAAACATAGATTCTGGCACTATAAAACTTTACGGAATAAAGGATTCATAATGAGCATAGTTACACTTAATGATAGAGGAGTTAGATCAGTATCAAACTTTGGGTCTTTAAATACTGGATCTATGGTATTTATTAAAAAATTAACTGCTAGTTCTAGTGGCACTTTAAGTTTTGTTAATGGCAGTTCTGATGTAGTGTTAGACTCTACTTATAAAGAATATGTATTTACATTTAAAGATATACATCCAGGAACTAATGACGCAGATACTTTAATGTTAGCATCATCTGATACAGGAAGTACTTATGATAAAGTAGCAACAAGTGCTTTTTTTCAAGCATTTAATAACGAAGGTGGGCAGACTCCTTCTGTAGGTTATTTAACTTCAAAAGATGTTCAAGAAGGAACTGGAGGAGTACCTGTAGATCATTCTGTTGGAAATGATAATGATCAATCTAGTGTAGGATTTATACATTTATTTAATCCATCTTCCACAACATTTATAAAACATTTTCAGGCTAGATTTAATATATGTCATGCTAGTGATAACTCACAAGATATACATGCAGCTGGATATTTTAATACAACTTCTGCTATTGACGCTATACAATTTAAAAAAGATACAGGCAACATAGATAGCGGAGATATTTGCCTTTACGGAATTCTATAAAAATGATACATAATACCAAAGGAGAAAACTATGCCAAGATATCATAACATAAACGGTAACAGAGTACAGTTTACAGCTGCAGAAGAAACAGCTAGAGATGCTGAAGAGAAAGCGTGGGCAGATGCTGCACCTGCTAGAGCTTTAGCTGACCTTAGAGCTAAAAGAAATAGATTATTAGCTGAAACTGATTATCTTGCTTTGTCGGATAATACTCTATCTGACGATATGAAAACATATCGTAAAGATTTAAGAGATTTACCAGCGGGTAAAGATACTGTTGAAAAATGTGAAAACGCTACGTGGCCAACTAAACCGTAGTAGAGCATAGGAATACACTATGTTACAAAAAGTACAGTTTGCACCTGGATTTAATAAACAAGTTACAGCAACCGGTGGCGAAGGCCAATGGGTTAATGGTGACAATGTTAGGTTTAGATATGGCACACCAGAAAAAATTGGTGGTTGGGCACAATTAGGTTCTATTGAATTAACTGGACGTAACACAGCTATTCATCATTTTGTAAATGCTTCAGGTATTAAGTATGCAGCGTTAGGTACAAATAGAATATTGTATGCTTATTCCGGTGGTATTTTTTATGACATACATCCAATCAAAACCACAACAACTTTAACATCAGCTTTTACAACAACTAACGGCTCTGCAGTTGTAACATTAACTTTTTCATCTGCTCATAATATGAATGCGGGTGATATTATATTATTAGATAGTTTTACAAGTATTACAAATTCTAATTTTACATCTGGTGATTTTACAGACAAAAAATTTATGATAACAAGTATACCAACGGATACAACCATAACTATCACTATGTCTTCTAACGAATCAGGGTCAGGTGCATCTACATCTGGTGGTATTAGAGTAAAACATTATTATCCTGTAGGACCAGCAGTTGAAACAGCAACAACAGGTTGGGGCCTTGGATCATGGGGTGGTGTAAAACAAGGACAGTTTACATCAACATTATCATCAGGAATAAATGCATCAGTTACAAGTTTAACTATGGCTAGTTCTACATCGTTTGCATCATCAGGAACAGTTATTATAGGTTCAGAATTAATTACTTATACAGGAAATAGTGGTGGGACTTTATCTGGATTAACAAGAGGTGCTAATGGCACAACAGCAGCAACACATTCTTCGGGTGCAACCGTTACAGATGCATCTAATTATTTTGCATGGAACGCTGCAGCATCTGGAGATATTGTAACAGCACCAGGTTTATGGTCATTAGATAATTTTGGTAACAAACTTATTGCAACTATATTTGGTGGAGAAACTTTTGAATGGGATTCTGATCCAACAGGTGCAACATCAACTAGAGCAACAATTTTAGCTAATGCTCCAACATCATCTAGTTTTAGTTTAGTATCTACACCGGACAGACACTTAATATTTTTTGGAACAGAAACAACTATTGGAACATCTAGCACAAGAGATGAAATGTTTATAAGATTTTCAGATCAAGAATCTATTAATGAAACAACGTCTTATGCACCTAGTGCAATTAACACTGCAGGTACACAAAGACTTGCAGATGGATCAAAAATTGTTGGAGCGATTAGAGGACGGGATGCTATTTATGTTTGGACTGATACTGCATTATTTATTATGCGTTTTGTAGGATCGCCTTTTACGTTTTCATTTCAACAAGTAGGTACAAACTGTGGACTGATAGGAAAAAATGCAGCGGTTGAGGTTGACGGTACTGCGTATTGGATGTCAGAAAATGGTTTCTTTAGATACACAGGTAAACTAGAATCATTACCATGTTTAGTTGAAGATCATGTTTATGATGATATTAATACAATTCCAAAACAACATATCAATGCAGGATTAAATAATTTGTTTGGTGAAGTAATGTGGTTTTATCCTAACTCAGGATCAAACACAGTTAACAGAATGGTTTGTTATAATTATTTAGACTCAACACCAGATAGACCCGTTTGGACTACAGGTACATTAGCAAGAAGTGCTTGGCAAGATTCTGCTGTATTTGGTAAACCTCATGCAACAGAGTATGATACAAGTTCTAATGGCACATCTGGAAGCGCTACTTTTGTTCAAGGAAATACTGATGGTGTTAGTTATTATTATGAACACGAAACAGGTTTAGATCAAATAAGAGAAGGTGCAACTTCATCTATTACTGCAAATATAGAATCTGGTGATTTTGATATTGGTCAACAAGGTCTAGCAGGTGATGGTGAATTTATGATGAAAATAAGAAGAGTGTTACCAGATTTTTTATCACAAACAGGAGACACTAGAATTACATTAAATTTAAGAGACTTTCCTAATCAAACACAAGCTAGTTCTACATTGGGTCCTTTTACTATATCGAGTTCTACAAATAAAGTAGACACACGGGCAAGAGCTAGATCAATATCTTTAAAAGTAGATAACACAAGCACAAGTCAGTTTTGGAAACTAGGTACATTTAGATTAGATATACAACCGGATGGTAGAAGATAATGGCAAGAATAGTACAAGCATTAACACAACCTAATAAAGAATATGATCAACAAATACAACAATCGTTTGTAAGAGATGTAGATAGTATTGTGCAAAAATTAAACACAACTTATCAACAAGATTTAAAAGACGAAGCAGAAGCGGAGGCTTTTTTCCTTGGCTAATACATTTAAAAATAAAAAAGTAGATTTAACTACAACTAGCGCTACAACATTATATACGGTGCCATCTGCTACAACTGCTATTATAAAATCTATAGTAGTGTCAGAGGATTCAGGTAATGCGGATACCATAACAGTAACTATTACAGATACATCAGATGCTGTTTTTAGTTTATTTAAGACAAAATCTATTAGTGCTAATGGCACTACAGAATTATTAACAAATCCTTTAATATTAGAGGAAAGTGAAATACTAAAAGTAACTGCTGCTACGGCAAACAGACTACATGTGGTCCTATCTACATTAGAAGTTCAGAAAAGAACTGTTACAACATAGGCTTGATTTACTTGACAAAAACAAGTAATATAGAAAACTCACAGGTTAAAATCCTGCTTTTAAACTAACTTAAAAAATTATATGAAAACAGGATTAGAATCACTAGATACAGGCGCACCAGAAATTACCTACTCAGGTAATGAAGGACCTAAATCACCACAACAAATACAAATGATGCAGATGGCTCAACTAGAAGAAGAGTACGACAAGTATGTTGATGAAATGCTTGAACAAGGATTAGAGCCAATGTCAATGCAACAGTTTTTAGAACAAATTGCAGCAGAAGCACAGATGAGTTCTAACGAAGAAGGTATTGGTAGTATGATGGAAGACCCTAGAGAGATGGCTGCTTTTGGTGGTATCATGAGAACTGGTTTTAAAGGTGGTGGTATGGATATGGGAAGCACTGGTAGTAGTACAGGATCATCTGGCCCAGCAGGAGGTGCATCATCGGGTGGAAATTATGGCGGTAATACTGGTGGTAATACTGGTGGTAATACTGGTGGTAATACTGGTGGTAATGATGGTGGTGGTTACAATATACAAGATTACATGACGGAGCAAACTACTCCTGAAAAATTTACTATTACAAATCAACAAGCTCAAGATGCAATAAACAAAAATGAAAAATTAAAACAGGGTATAGAAAACGCTAAAAAAGAAAAACAAAAACAAAAAATTGCAGCGCAAATAGAAAAAGAAAGAATTGAAAAAGAATTAGCAAAATATAAAAAAGAACAAGAAATTAAAGAAACTAAAAAATTTTTTGAAAAAAAAGAAACTAAAAAAAAGAAACAAACTTTTGCAGATAAACTTAGATCAAAAACTTTAGCAAAATCATTAAACAAAAAATATAATTTAGGTTTTGATCCATCAGATGATGATTTTGAAGATAAAGTAGCAAAAGCAACTGAAACTGTAAACGACCCTAATTTTGATATGGGTTTATATGGAATCTCAGGTAAAGATTTAGCTGTAGGTGCAAAACAAGCAGAAGTTTTTGGCACAGATGGCAAACCAAATTTAAATATATCACAAAAAGATTTTGAAAATGTTTATAGACCATACGGTCAAATGTTTATAGACGGACAATTTACACCAGGCCCTATGATAATACCCGGTGGCGGAGGCGGTGGTAACGAAAATGTTAAATCAACAACAACACCACCACCAGGAACAACACCACCTGGTAGCGGACTTCCAGATATTCCAACAGACTTTGTTGATCTAAGTGGTACTTCAAGTTACACTAACCCAGCTTTCGCTGGTCAATATTTTTATGGCACACCAACAATTACATTAGCAAATGGTGGTAGAGCTAACTTTGCTGGTGGAGGTATCGCGGATCTTAGACAAGGATACTTTTTAGGTAAACTTGTTAAAAAAATTACAAAACCATTTAAAAAAGCATTTAGAGGATTTAAGAAAATAGCTAAAAGTCCATTGGGTAGAATGGCTTTGTTAGCAATGGGTGGTTACTATGCAGGTGGTGGTAATTTATTTGGTTTACAAAGAGCAGGTATGTCTGGATTTAAAATGGGAAATCTTCCTGGTGCATCTTTGTTTAGTAAAACTGGCGACGGTGGTTTTAAAGGTATAGCTGAGGGTTTTGGCAAAATAGCAAAAAAAGCATTTAAACCAGAAAATGCTTTTGCAACAATTTCAGGTATATCAGGATTGTCTGGTTTATATACAAACTATATAAATAACAAAAGAGAAGATGAAACACTGGAAGAGTATCAAAGAAGATTAGAACTAGAACGTGGAAACTTTGCACCTATCCCTATAGGCCCTATTCAATTTGCAGCTGACGGTGGACGTATGGGTTTTGCAGATGGCGGTGATGACGATGAAGATGAAGATTTTAGATCAAAAGCATTAAGTGCTTTGTATTCTATGAGAAGACCGAGTTTTTCAATGGGTGGTGGTGCAGGTATGCCTCCAGTAACAATGATGTCTGAAGGTCAAGATGTACAATCATTTGGTGACGATGAGTCTACAGGTATGCCTCAAGCAACACCAACAATGCCAAATCAAATGCCAATGAGACCACCAATGATGGATCCTAGAATGCAACAACAGATGATGATGCAACAACGAATGAATCCTATGATGGCTAGAGGCATGATGCAACAACCACGGATCATGGCCCAAGAAGG